CCCTGATGACGCTAGAGCTTGGCGTACATCGAATCTTTCAATTGGCCAAGGAACTGACCGATCGTTTGATCGGTCTGCCACCTGTGATCGTCCAGGTAGGCTTCGGCCGCATCGCTAAGTTGCGAATCACTGAATTCCGAAATATGATATTTATCAATATCCTTTATCCATTTCGCAACCTGCTCACCATGTGGATGTCCTTCAATGTCTTGAAGTTGCTGTGTAAGGGCAACCTCTACATATTCTTTACTGCCATAAATCGACTCTTTCCTTCTCTCAGCATACATGATGCTATTGAGAACGCGCATTATAGGTCGTGACATTAGAATTTCTCCAGATCTATTTTCTCCAATAAACCATTTCGAATTCCAAACGTAATCACCGACTACTGATTTACTCACATTAATAGTACGCCTACTAAACTTAGCTATTTTAGATAAGTTGCTCTCGGTTATCCAAGTGGAAAACCCAACAGTGATATCATCACCGTTAACTAGTATACACACAACATACTTCAGCAATCCTGCTTTATTAATGCTATCGAGTATATCCATTACGTTCGCATAACCATCGAACAAGTTCGTGGTCTTAGAACCCGAACCGATACTGCCCCATCGCGACTCAATCACGCCGTCTGGATAAACGACGGATGCCGTTTGATGATAACTTATAAGCAAACCAACTAATTCATAGTTGGGATAGAATTTCAAACAGGAAGACTCCAGCTCTTCTCCTGTCATTGAAATATCAAACTTAGTTGCATCTAAGTTCACCCAACAAACTACAGAAGAGCTAAACTGTCCATACCATGTTTTCAGCTCACTAGGCTCACAGTAAAAGACAATGATAGGATTTCTCATATCATTCGCTTCTTGAGTATTTGTAATCGCGCTATCAGCAGCTTCTCGTTCCAAACGATTCATATGGTCTGGCCACATATATATGGCGCGAACTTTCCATTGCGCTCCCTCGCCAGGCTGCTGAGTCCGATAGCCCACTAGCATTGACCAACAGTCCTCCAATTGCCCAGATGATTTAATCAACTCGTTGTACTGCCTAGAAGCGGCAGCCATCTCTCTTCGCTTCTGAAGAGTAGGTAGTCCGCCATTACGCTTCTCGCTACTACGATTCCGGGGCAACTCTGGTCGTTCAACATGTTCAGTACTCTCACGGTAAGGATGTTGAAATGCTTCAAGAATAGTTAAATCCCATATTTCATGAGACTTCTTGCCCTCCATCATAGCAATATTCTCCAATAAGCCACCCTCACCAAGATAGGAGTATTTTGATCGGCCACTCAATACCTTCTTGTTGAACATTTGCTCTTGTTCCATCAAACCGGTCGGTATCTCTTTGGATTGTAAGACTAGTTTCCTAGCCTTCCCAAGAACTGTTTCACGGATCTTGGGTTCTAGAACTCGGGTCACAATGCCTAAGTTCTGCTCTTTCAAATTTGAATTCCACCGATGAAGACGCTCCCGCGCTACAGGAGAGTCTGGAACCACTCGCGTGGTCGTCATACTGCACTCACCCCGCACCTAGCAGAAAGTTGAGCACAACACCCAATACTTTCTCACCGTACACGATCGCTAAGGTAACGATAGATGCACATGTGGTAGTGTAGTATACAGTATAAATCCATGCTTTCGCCGCGTCTGATTTCACGCGGTCACAAATCCGCTCTACGAGCTTCTTCGCAGCAGTTGTTATAATATTTGACATATTACTTCCTCTTTCTCTGTTATGAGATTGAAAA